AGAATTGGCACGTTTCTGCGCCTGTTGGTATCCGCGCCCACTTCGGCTTCCTTGGATCGCGTTTTGCGTTAGATTCGATGCACTTGTTAGCGGCTAACCGCGTCTCGTAGTCGATTCTATCAGCACATAGATTCCGAAATGCATTTACATCTGGTGATTCGCCTTTGAGCTTGTCGGCAAACGCCCTCACAGCGCCATCAGTGGCTTCTGGCTCGCGATGGCTGTACACTTCTGCCTTAAACTCGTCAGAGATTCCGAAACTCGCCCTCAGGCCGTCGTAGAAGTCCGCTGCAAGCCTTGCCGCCATCGTGGACGATGCGCCGCACGCTGGTTGCATAATTGCGATAACCGCATTGCGAACGTCGGCAACGTTGGCGGTATAGTCGATTTGACTCAATGCGTCCACTAGCCGCGCTCGTGCCTTGTCGGAAACGACGTTGAGCGCCTTGCTGTAATTCTCAATGTAGCTACGCGGTATCTGCATTCACTCCACCGCCAAAAATCGTGGACATTACCGCACTTTGTGCTTGCGCGGCCTCATTCGCCTTTTTTTGCGCCTGGATTCGTGCGATGGTCGGTTTGTCGATGGTCTGCATCTCGTAGAACACGTCCGTCCCCGCAAACGCTCGGTCTGCCTGCGCGATTTTCACCGCCCAATCGCCCATAGCCGCCATATTCGGCATGGATGGCGGCAGGAAGTGCGCCATTACGTTCTTGTCATCGTCTGAGAGCTGAAAGAGCGACTGGTTGCGTTTCACCGCAAGGGCCATGAGCGCCACGTCACGCAGCTCGTCCCCATTGAATGCGTTCAAATCCTCGGCGCGTCGAATCAGCTTGTCATTCTGCGCATTGATCGCATCGCTGCTCGTCGGGTTCGCATCGTTGACCACGCCTGCATCGGTCACGCTCAAACACGATGCAGCCGCATACTGAGTGGACAGCATGCGCAGCATATCAACATGCGGTTGCAGCGTGCCCTGTGCAAGTTGCCCGTATTGCGGGATTTGCCCCGTGTCCGGATCTACTGTGCCTAGCATCATCGAATCGATGTACTTAGCGAACTTTTGATTGATTAGAGCGTCGTATTGCGCATCTGAAACGCCCATCAGGTACTTCTGCGGCGATGTACTGAATTCTAGTCCGATTGTCGCAAGCGTCATCGTGCGTATATACCCGCGAGTCAGGGCACGCACGGAGCGCGTGATACGGCTCGTGCCAAGCGGTTGACTGTTGGTCGGCTGATTGCGCATAACCGTCGCCATGCAGCGCCCTAGACCGTTCTCGGCGCGTTTGGCTGTCCATGTGTTTTTGTTGCGAGTGATTACCCACGTCGCATCGTCGGTGTACAAGTTGACGATTGACGGCGTAAAGGAAATGTCGCCCTCGTACTTCTTCGAGTCGATGATTGCAATAGCCGCGTCGATGCGCTGCAAAACGCCGTTCCATCGTGCCGCGCTGGTCTCGAATGTATGGAATCGAATCATGCAGCCGACAATTGGATTAGCTGCGAGCGTAACCAGAATGCCGCCATGTTTCAGCTCATCAATGACGCTCATGCTATAGGCGCTCGTGAGCTTGTTGTCGCGAACGATCGCATCTAGTTCGGGCATGCTCTCGCCATTCGCGTTAACAAAGCCATCGAAACGGCTGCGATCAGCAAGCACGGTTACCGCTTTCTCAGGCCAGCAGCATGCCATCTCAAAGTTGTTCAAGTCGCTTGGCAGGGCAATGCCAAGATTGCACTCGCCAGACGTTATTTGCTGGTCGTAATAACGCCCCTTCTCAGCATTCGCAGCCATATGGGCGTTGTAAATCTCGACCAGCTCTGCCAACGTGGACTGTTCAGCGGCAGGCAATCCTTCCGCTTTTTCGATTCCGCTGAAACCGTACTTCATCCGATTCTCTGCTTTCTCTCAGGGTTTCGTTTCGAGTTGAGAACACCCCATACGGCAAGCGATGCCGCCTCAATGGGTATGGGGTTCTCACCGTTGAACCCCCAGCCACCAGTCTGGCCGATTTTTCTGCGCGTGGACGTTATGGCGCTGTCTCTCAGGTCGGATTGCGGCCTGAACCATTCCAGCGTGCCGTCGTTCACGCGGTCAACCAACGTCGTGCAGGCTGATACCACCTGCGCGGCAGTCGGTACTTCGATAAATCCTTTCGGCATCGTGCCGAGTTTGTCCACCAATGCCTGCGCGCCGCTCTTGCCGTCAATAACGCAACAGCAGCCAGCATTTTTGCGTTCTGCTATCCATGCCGCCAGCCACCCAAGACCAGCAGCAAGCGACTCGCGTTGAATTTGTTCGATATATACGTGGTCATCATGCAATCGCGCCGCGCATAAGCTAACCTCTGCGCCGTCGATGCTGAACTTCACGCCATAGGCCACACGGCCTTTCGTCGGCGCAACATCCATGGCTAATGACTCGAACTTGTTAGCTGGTATGACGAAATCGGGCAAACCAGCGGTAGGTGACCACCAACCTAAACGCTCGCGCGCAAACCCATCGCGGCTCATGGTGTCGTGCTCATTGCGAACCGTGCGCTCGGACATACGCCGCCCCATTGCTGGATTGCACGCATACCAAACGTCGACGTTATCAACATCAACATCTTCGAGAGTCTTGCCGGTTGCTCCCCATTCGAGCCACCAAACGGTTGTGTCTTCCGAATGTGCGCGGTCGTGTAGTTCGCGGAACACCGTCCCCTGGCATGTCGGCCCAGGCACGGTGCCTATATAGATCATCTGCGGGTCTGCATCGCCCTCGTCAATCTCGCCAGCTGCCGATGCTGTCGGTAAAACCGCATCTTGCTGCGCCGTTGTCAGCTCTTGCGCTTCATCAAAGATGATTACTGCGTAAGTGCCGCCTCGTCCACCTGCATTTGTGCGCGTCTGGAACTCGATGCACGCGCCGTTCTTGAAGTAAATTCCCTCGTAGCCGCCAGCACGGTAAATGCTTTCAAGCTCGTCTTTGAAATCCTCATGCCCTTCGAGAAAATCGACTATTTCCTTGAACATCTTGCGCACGGTCTTACCCTCATGCGCCGAGTAAAGCACGCTCTTGCTTTCAACAGCAGCCATCCACGTGGCGTAATCGCGCACAGCAAAGCTCTTGCCGTTTTGGCGCGGCTTCGTGATTCCAATGGACATTGCAGCGAACATGCCATCTTCGTCACGCGCAAAGAACACGTCCATTTCTAGCTTCTGCGAACCGTAATAGCGCCGCCCGTATGCTTCGAACATCGCAACGGCTTCATCGCCACGAGTGGATGCCCACGAACCGATGCGCTTAAACGTCGGCTCTTGTCCACCTAATCTACGCACCGCGCTTTGCCCTTGCTAGCGGACTGTCACCTTTCGGCTTCGGCAATGTGTCGATCTCGTTCATTACTTCCATAAGCCGTTTCGAAAGCGCTGCTACGTCTCGTCCACTCTCACATTCCTGTATGCTGCATGCGAGCTTATCGCGCAATGCTTCAAGAGTTTCGCGCTTGCTTCCACTCTTTGCAGCTTTGACAAGGTCAGCCACGTTCTAACCTCCTTTTGAACCGTGGAAATTGGAGTATGACCATGTGGAAATCACGGTCTGTCTAAATCGTTGCTATGCCGAGGGGGCGTTGACGTATGGCCGCCCGGGGGTTCCCTGCCCACCCCGGCTAGAACGTCCCGCTTGTTGCGTCGCACTTTACGGGGTGCTGTCTCGTCTTGCGCTTGTCACTTGCCTCTGCATTGCATATGTAATGCGCAGGTTGCCAGTTAGACGGATCGCTTGCGCATTCCTTTGCCGATGCGTAGCCAAATTCCTGCCATCGTGAAACAGGCCGTATCTCATCAATTACAAGCGACAGCGGGAACAGGTGATTGCGTGGCTCGTCATAGTGAATGTCTCCGCGCCGTCCCCTGCATAGGGCGCATGGCGCATTCATCGCCGCGTAGAGTTGAGCCTGCCGCTTGCGTGCCCTGCCATTCGATTGGCGGGGATTGGGCTTGCTCACATCTCCACCCCACCTCTGTTTGCGAAGCACTCCATCATGCCCGCGTATCTGTCCACGGTCACGATTGCGCCCACGGTCGCGCGGTGCGGAACTTCCATCCCTAAAGCGCGGAGCATGGCGCGGCTCATGGCGGTGTCGTATCGAAGGGCGATTTTAGCGAGCTGTTCGTGCGTCATTTCGATTCTTCTTTCAGCCCAAAAGAAAAGCCGCCTCGATGCGAAGCGGCGCAAAAGAAAAGGAGCCGTCCGAAAACAGCTCCTTACACGTTACCCGTGGGTAGTATAGCATATTTCGTCAGCGTTTACTAAATTTCGCCTGCGCATGACGCTCTCGCGGCAAAAGAAAAGCCGCCCGACTCCGAAGAGCAAGGCGGCTGTTCGTCCAGCGTGGCGCGAGGCTAGTCCACCTTCGCAATCGCAAGCACGTACTTCGTCGTTTTCTTGCCGGTTCCGCGCTCCACTACGTTGATGATGCTCTTGGTGCCTGCGGCGAACTCTGGCTCACGTGCGTAGAATTCTATCGACTCTATGATCTCGCCGCCGTCCACCTTGCCGTCCGCCCTCGTGTATTCGACCATGCCTTTCATACTGCCAATCCTCTCTCTGAAATCCTCCATCTGCGCTTCGAGCGCATGCGTGGCATAGCCTAGCCCAGCCGTGCGCATCTGGCAGTAGGCGTTTTCCAGAGAGGTCATCATGTCTTCGTAAAGCTCCGTCATCGTTCGTCCTCCATAATCCGCACGATCTCATGCGCCGCGTCGATAGCGCGTCCCAGCTTCTCGCGGTAGCGGTCGCGTTCCACCAAAGCCGCGCTCACTCGGTTTGCGCAATCCTCCATGCACTCGCGTTTCTCGACTTCGAGCGCGTCCACCTTCTCTTGCAGCGCAGCCCGCTCGTCGCGGAACTCGCGTGCCACGTCTCGCATGGTGTCGAGCTGCCTTTTCAGCTCGGCAATCTCTCGCTTCTGCGCCCTCCTGCACGCTTCGCAGCCTGACTCGTAGACATCGGTGCATTCTTGCGTCGTGATGGCAGCCTGGCGATCGAGCCATTTGGATACGACCAAGTTCATGTCCTCCTCGCTGTAATAGTCGTCGTAGTATTCATCGGCGAACCACTTGCGCACGTCCGCTTCCAGCATCTCCCGCGTATCCGTGAATGTGATTCTGCCGCACTCTCGCGGCTCCTGCGGCGTTTTCTCGGTGCCGCCCGTGCCAGAGTCCACTTCGGCGGCGGCATCGCCTGAGACGGCGCGAGAGCGTTCCGCGTCTTCGATTTCTGCGCGGGATTGCGCGTCGAGATTGCCATACGGCGCAGGCATTGTTCCTAGTTGCCTTTGCAGCTCGTCGCGCTCGGCTTCGAGCTTGTCCACATACGCAACGAGCGACGGCACGTCCTTTGTCCCGCACTTCTTGCCCATGCGATGAAGGAACGTGGTTTCCCACGTGAACTCTTCACGCAAGTCCTCGTATGCTTCGCGGCTCACGTAGTCCCGCTCTACCATATCGGCGATTGCGTCTAGGTCGCTCATGAGCAGGTTGCAGTTGTACTCGCTCATGACCACTTCATCGCCGTCCTCGTGGCGGTACTTCCAGCGCCAGCGTGCGTGTGCTATGGCGTCGCTCTCGGGCGGCTCGTCAACTAATGGAGAACCATCCGCGATTCCATTAGTTTCGCCCTCGATTCCATTAGTCGGCTCGTCGATGAGCATGTCGTGCATATTCGCGTGCTCGACCGCTTCCTTCGCGCTGTCGAACGAATAATACGACTCGAAGCATCCTGCCTCGAACGCCTCCTTCTCGTCCATGTGCTCCACGCGATAGCTATGAGGCTCCTCGTACATGTCGCTGTAATCGTGTATGACGACGCGCTTGCATCCGCAATACGGGCAGTCGCTCACGGGCACGTCATGGAGCCTTTCCTCGTAGCTGCCGCGCGACTCGTGCGCGTCATCGGTGAGCAGGTCGATTAGCATGAGGCGGTTCGCTTCAAACGATACGTCTTCGTATCTATCGCCGAGCACGCACCGCGCGAGATTCTTGTGCTTGCGTTTATCATAATTCTTCAGCCGTTCAACCGCTTCCGCGCGAAGCTGGCTCTTACTCTTCGTCATCCTTTAACTCCTTTCCGCATACGACGCACTTCACTGGCTTCTTACGGCCCCACATGCGGACGCTGAACTGCTCGTGGCAATGAGGGCAGTTGATGTACGCGCTGAACGTGTCGATGTAGAAATCGTCCAGCCCATCGCATGCGCCGATGACGTTCTTCGCGACCTGCTTTGCCGAGGCATACGGGCTGTCGATGTACCTGTCGGCCACATAGAGCCTGTCTTTGATCCATTCGGCCACCGCTTGCAGCTTCGGTACATTCGCAAGCGATTCGTCGTCCAGCGCCGTGTCCGCGTGGCATGCGGTCGAACCTACCAGAGCGTCGAGCACCTGCGGTATGGCCTGCGCCATCGTGTCTTCGTTATTCGTCATTCTTCTTCTCCCTTCGTGCATCCGTCGTGCCTGCCCATCGGCACGTGATGTTTAGCGCACCAGCTCCCGCTATCGACGCTCGGCCATCCAGTCTCGCGCCAGAATCGGCACAGGGCGCAGCGGGTTATACGGGGCTTCTCTTCGCTCATGACCAATCGCCCCGCATCCGCTTCTCGTAAAGCGCCCTCTCGCGCTCGGCTCTGAACACATCGTCTATGCCGTCGAGCGTGAGCGCGTCAACTGGGTTGTACTTCCACATGACGCAATCAGTGTGGGCGCGTATCTGCCCATCGCTCATGGTCTCATTCTTCTCGGAGCACCAGTTCGCGTCCCCGCAGACCATGTTCGTGCAATGTCGGCAATTGCGCGGATTCCCGCTCATTCGTCCACCTCTATCCCCAGTTCCTCGATTGATTCCAGTGCGGCCGCGTATCCGTATCCGCTCCGATGGTTCACGAGATACCAGAGCTGCTTCACGAGCGATTCCAGCGCCTTCTCCCGCTCGCTCCCCAGCGTCGCGGCTATGGCCTGCTCTGGCGTGTCGCACCAGATGTGAACGCTCAACCGCCCGCTCGACAGCTCGTCCGCGCTGGCACGGTATCCGTGCTCGTCTTTGAGCCAAAGTGTAGACTCGGTGCCGTCGTAGTGCTCCACGCCGCGCTCGTCAAGCAGCCTGCGCAGCTCGGTCGTTCGGTTGTCGGTCATGCGTCCACCTTCCCCAGCATCCTCTCGCTCTCCAGACGTTCGGATGCGAGCTTGAGGTACGTCTCGTCTATCTCGCGCCATTCCGGACACATGCACATATCGAGCTGCACCATCGGGAACAGCGTCCCGAACGACGCGAGGTTGAGAGCGAAAAACACATTGGCGTTTGGAATCTGCTTGCCGCTTTCGATTTTGTATAGCGTCTGCTCGCTTACCTTTACACGTGTGCGCATGCAGATGAAGTCCGAAAACGCCTTTGCGGTCTTGTAGCCCAAATCTTTTCTTCTCTTGCGTATCAGAGCTGCGTATAGGCCCCAATCGAATGCCTGTTTGCTCATGCGTCCACCTCCATCAGCTTCGCTATCTCGTCCAGCTTCTCGCGCAGCTCGGTCGTTCGGTTGTCGGTCATCGCTTCCTCCTTCTCTCGTAGTATCTGTACTTCGACTCAATCAGCTCTTTCGCGTACTGCATGTCCACGCCGCACTCGGCACCTGGCACCGTCTTCGGGCAGTCCATCGAGCCGTAGTCGGGGCATTCGCCTGCGTGGAAGTCGATTGGCATGTCGCATGGATGCTTCTCGGTCGCGCTAGTCATCGCTCCACCTCCTGTAGCTTGTCCACGATGCATATCACGTAGTCGCGAATCAGCTTCGCCTCTTTCAACGTCTTCTCGTCCACTCTCCCCATGTCAACGTCATCGAACACGTTCTCGATGAGCCGCGCCGCCTCCGACGTCAGCCATGGGAGGGGTCTGTTCTCGCCGCGCATTACCGCCTCCCGTTCTCGCGCCGATTGGCGATGATCGCGGCAATCGCCGTGTCTTTCCGCGCTCCGTCGTAGCCAAGGCAGATTCCCTCTTCCTTCGCTATGGCCTTTATCTCGCGCATCGTGAGCTTCGACAGCTCGGCTTTCATACCCTTCATGCGCTTACCAACTCCCTCAACCTGTCGCTTGCCAGAGCAAGCCGTTTCATCGTCTTGTAGGTGCATTTCTTCTTTTCGCCCATCTGGTAGATGGTGCTAAGCGGTATGCCGCTTTCCTTCGCCACTGAGTATGGCGTGATGCCTCTCGCATACAGAGCGTCAAGCGCGGCGTTCACCGGCGCAGCGTCCACAAGTTCACCGTCTGCGCGTTTCTTCGGATGCAGCGGCAAAGCCATCACCTTGTTGTAGAAATCCGCGCTGACCTTGCACGTGAGCTTCTTTTCGCCATCGCGCTTCATGGGCGTGTTCCTGTGACCGTTCATGAGCGTGGCAAGCGTGCTCCTTGGAACTTGCGCCTCTCGGCATATACCGCGCTTCGTCCACCCGTTATCAAGCAGCTTCGTCACGCGATTACGCAGCCTGTAGACGCTGTAATAGCCGTAAACGCGCCGCTCGTTCTCGCCGTGGCTATGCGCAAGCGCGTATTCCGAGTTCGCTACGCGGCACATGTAGCAGCGGCACCCTTGCACGTAACGTCCACGGCTGGGCTTTCCGCAGCTCTTCAAGCCTTCGTTCACCACGTCACCACCTCTATCCCGCAGCTGAAAGCCACGTCGACCTCTATCCGCGCACCCGCGCTCTGGCTCCATCCGGGCAGGGCCACCAGCACGTCGAAGCGCGGTCGGTTGCATCCGTCCACCTTGCCGTGCTGCGTGAGCCTGTGGATGGTGTCGAGCATGTAATGCGAATGCGGCAGGTCGGTCGGCCCGTGGGGCGCGTCCTTCGCAGGGTTGAACACCGCCGCCGCGCCCAGCTCCATGAGCCGCGATTCCGCCTGCGCGAAAGCTGCGCGGTTCAAGTCGAGCCCGCCCGTCATCGGGCCGCTGAGAAACACGGTCTTGCCCGTGAAGTCCGTCATGAAACCTCCCTGAAATCGAATAGCGTTAGGGCGTTCGCCTCTTCCACGGCTGCATCGAGATTCTTGCACGCGAGGTTGAAGTAGCTGCTCTTAAGCTCGATACCAACGAATTTTCGCCCTTTCTTCACTGCCACGTATCCCTCTGAGCCGATTCCAGCAAACGGGCTTAGAACGATATCGCCGGGGTTGCTCCAAAGGGCGATTGCACGCTCGATCACGTCAAGCTGCAACGGGCAGATGTGCCTTTCGTCCTCATTCTCGCGAGCCGCGCGGTATTGCAGCGTGTTTGACGGGTTTATGTCCATCCAAACTGGGCTAGCGTACTTCTGCCAAACGCTAATCGGGAATTCGTCATTGTTATGGCTGATGGGGTTTTTGTTCTCGCCGGGCTTGCGCATGGTTACGAGGTAATCGGGGATGCCCTGTCTCGACATGGCGCTATCCTTGTTCTTCTGCTTATTGAGAAGTCCCAGAGCCTTTGTGCGCTGCATCGCCGTCACGGGGTCTTTCCAGATTGTGACCTCGCTATGGTAGATGAATCCCGCGTCTTGGAATACGTGGATTAAATCACCGCGAAAATCCTTAATGCCGATATATCCGTCGCGCTCTTTCAGCGCCGAGAAATTCTGGCAGTGAAACGAGATATTGCGTCCTGGTTGCAACGTCCTGTACAGCTCCGCGACGAGGTATTTGAAGTGCTCCATGAACTCGTCATCGTCTTTGCAGTTGCCCATGTCCCTGTCGCTATTGCTGTAGGTGTACAAGCTCGCGAACGGCGGGGAAAATACACTGAATCCGAAATAGTCATCGGGGAACTCGGATAGCCGCGTGACGCAATCGCCGAGCAGCATCCTCCACCCTTCGCCTTCCGCATCGTCCTCGATATACGGCGACACATCGCGGTCTGTCTTTTCCGCATCCTGTTTTATGCGCTTGCTGCGCTTCGTCATTTCCTTTTTCATGGTCTCGTTCGATTCCTTTTTCGCTAGGACGTTGCGAACTATCTCCTGCTCTATTTCGGTGATGAAGATAGACACGTCCACGGGTTTTTCTTGTCCGAACCTGTAGCAGCGTCTCACGGCCTGATAGAACTGCTCGTAACTATGCGACATGCCGCAGAATGCGATGTGGTTGCAGTGCTGCCAGTTCATGCCGAATCCTGCTATTGACGGCTTCGTGACGATTACCCTGTATTTGCCGTCCGCGAAACCGAGCATTGCGTCTTCTTTGTGCTCTGGCGTGTCGCTGCCCTTGATTTCGACTGCATCAGGAATGTGCTTTGCGAGGTATTCGCTTTCGGCGTTGAGGTCGCACCAAATCAGCCATGGCTCATCGGACGCATTGACGATTTCGGCTATTGCGTCTCCCTTTACTGTGACTGTCTCGCGCCTTGCCTTTTGCTGGCCTACCAGAGTTTGCTCTGCGATGTTGAAGAGCCTGTCCCCTGAGTCGATACCGCTTTGCAGAATCTTCGTCTCGATGGTCAGCTTTGGCAGTTTGAAATCGCCATCCTCATAGCCTAGATCGGATGGGGTTGTTACCATGACCGCCCACGTGCTCACCCATTCCCAGAAACGAGAAGCCGCATGGCCTTTCAGTCTCCATTTGGATGTGTCCCCGCCGTCGTGCACGAAGAACATGGCGAGCATTTCGGTTCGCGTCATGCATCCAAGGTATTCCGAATGGTTGCCCAGCTCCATGAAGTCGTTTGGCGCGGGTGTTCCCGTGCATGCGAGCCGATACGGGGTAGCATTGAACCTATCTATGATTTGGTTTCGCGTCGCTCCCGTGTAGCTTTTGAGAATCGATGACTCGTCCAACACTACGCCTGAAAAGTCAACACCCTCAAAGTGAGACAGCATTTCATAGTTCGTGATGTTTATGCCGTCTTTCAGGTCATCGCGTGTCCGGCAACGATTGACCTTGATGCCGAATTTGTCACCCTCGCGCACCGTCTGCGCCGAAACAGCCAACGGCGCGAGTATGAGCACCATGCCGCCCGTGCGCTCGCATACCCGATGCGCCCATTCGAGCTGCATGGCGGTCTTGCCCATGCCGCAATCGGCGAATATAGCCGCTTTGCCCTTTATCAACGCCCAACGTACAATATCGCGTTGGAATGCAAATAGCATTCCGTTCAGACTTGTCGGCTCGAAGCCCGATGCCTGCCAGCTTTGTCGCTTCGAGCCGATGAAGTCTGCATATGATGTGACGCTCATGCAATCCTCGCCCTCCTTTTCATCTCCTGATACTTCCTGCTTCTCTCGCGGTGCTTCTCCAGATTCGCCGCCTTGCGGCACTCTTCCGAACAGTACCGCCTATTGCGCGAAGCCTCGAACTTGCGTCCACAGCGGCGGCAGCGCTTGGCGCCGTCGATGGGTTCGTCGTATGCTTGCTGGGTTATGGGGTAGATGTAGCCCCGCACGTTTCCTTGGAGGATCATGTAGACTCCTTTCCGAGAAAATAAGATGTTTCCTGTTTCCCTAAAAAACCCTTTACTTCTCTATACGTATTCTTTCTTTATTCTTTTTTTTAATGATTTCTAAGGCAACAAGGGAAACACGAGGGGAAACAAGCAACATGACCTGCTGCTATTTTGTTTCCCGTGATGTTTCCGCACATGTTTCCTGTTTCCCTAAAATCGCCTGTTTCGAGTGCTGATTCGTCGCTTTTGCCGTCATTCAAGCGTTTGTTGCCCTAAATCTGTTTCCGTTAGGGAAACAATCGGGACGTAGCAAACTTGGATTCCGTAAGGCGTTCGGGTCTTGCCGCTCGCGTTTTTGTCGTAGCGTTTCCATCCGGGCATGTTCGCCATGATCTGATGTATTTCTTTAGTCACCTTTTTTTGAGGT